CATACAGGTAATGGATCTGTCCGTACTGACTGGGTGGGAGCATGAGAGCTTCGGTATCGGGGACGTGGTAACCGTGGATGACAAGGATTTGGGAATCCGAATCAGCACGAGAATTATCCGTATGGATTATAACGTACAGGAGCCGTGGAAGACCGTCATTGAACTTTCCACCAAGTTAAAAGAACTGGGTGATTCTTCTGCTTCATGGGAGAAGGCAGCAGATACTCTTTCTTCATCGGATTTACTGGACAGACAGGAGATGAAGGATTTGGTGGTAAATAACCATCTGCTAAATTCAAGAGCAGATGATGGATTCAGCTATTGGCAGAATTCCGGCTTTGAGGTGGATGGAGAAAACGGTGCTTCCGGCAATGCAAGTTTTAAGTGTGTGGGAGCGTTGAATACCACAAAAACACTGTCGCAGGAAGTATATCCGGCTACCAGAAGCAGCTACACAGTATCTGCAAGCATAGCAACCGAGAATCTGAAAAAGGGAGCGAATGGAAGGGTTGGCATTGAGCTTATCATTGAATATGAGGATGGTTCGGAAGAAACAAGATTTGTAGAGTTGTATTAGGAGGAATGCACCATGTATTTTACGAGGTCGGCAGGAGCGGTCAGTGTTACTGGAATAGAAAAAGTGAAAAAACTGACGGTAAGAGTTGTGGTGCAGGACTGTACAGGCACCGTGCGATTTACGGATGTTATGCTGCAGGGCGGTTCGGTAGCAACCGCATGGGTTTCCCATGTGTCAGAACATAGATACACCTTTGATGCACAGGAGGTGTGAGGATGGAGTTTATTCGATTTGCCGGAACAATCAATACACATGAAGAAAAGAAGGTGGCAAAGGCTACCGTAAATGTAATTTTAGAGAATTGTACCGGAACCTTTTATATAACAGATATCATGTTTCAGGAAGGTAAATGGCTGACCGGGTATGTGGTAAATAATCTGGAATTTTTGCAGAAAAATCGTGTGGATGGGGAGATAACACCTGTCCGCTTTTTTAATGGGATTGTCCGTTCCGGTGTTACAGCAGTGATTACCAATGACGGAGAAGTATCAGCCGGGTTGAATTATCACATCATTCCGAAAGATACGATGGCAGCAGGAGACATGAGTGTGGCTCATAATTACGGAAGCCACAAGCTGACTCTGCAGAGCATTTTTTGGGAAGATGATGTTGTTGAAATTAATGCTGATGCAAGGGTGGCAACAAGGAATGGAAGCCGGATTAAGACTGATGGATTTTATTCTTATTCGGCAGCAGGGGACAGTAAACACCAGATTAAAGTAAAGGACAGGAAGTCAGCACTTGTGCGCATGTCTTTTCAGGAGATGGCATACGGGATTGGAGGAAAACGGATGTGAGAAGGGCAAGTAACCGAAATGTCATGGCATGGACATTCATGGGAAATACGAGAATGCATCAGGTGTTAAGAGAAAAAGGAAATAAGCTGTCTCATGTTGGTATTTTTACCTTTGAAGTTTCAGCAGATGGAACAATCAGCGAGACGGGAACTGCGGTCAGCACCATCCTTCCTTATGTAAAGAAATGGCCACATATTAAATGGCTTCTGACCATTATGAATCATGGTACTGCATCTATTTTTACAGCACTCAGGGAGAATACGAATGGCGCACAGGATACGTTCCTTTCAGAAATCGTGCGAATTATTGACAAATATCCGTGGTGTTCCGGGATAGATATTGATTTGGAACGTGGAGGGGAGTTGGCGAACCGAACAAAGGCAAATGCGCTGTTCTCACGGATTTACTCTACTGTAAAAGCAAAGGGAGCAAACCTTCATGTAAATATCTGCCTTCCGGGTATGACCAGTGTTGGCGGTTCAGTTGGCGGCGAGAATTGGTGCGTGTATGCCGATTTGGATGCATACTGCGACACAGCAGCAATCATGAGTTATGGTATGAGTTGGGCGGGTTCAGCACCGGGACCGGTATCTCCGAGAAGCTGGCTTGAAGGCATCTACAATTATGCTGCCAATGCAATGAACCCGGACAAAATCATGATGGGGCTTCCCGGATATGGATGGAGATGGCAGATATACGATACTACGGAGAATCTTGGTACGACCTATCGGGGAACAAGCCTTACCTATTATGCTGCGAAATATTGGATGGAGGGCTTATATAATCATACAGGTGATGCACCGCCGCAGCCCTTTATTCCATTCTTTTCATATTGGGATTGGACGGATATGGTCCCTTGGGGACTGCTTCATGTATATGACTTTATGGAAGGATGGGATACGAGCAGGGAAACGGCAGAGCCGACAAAGCATGAAACCTATAGTGGCAGAAAATATCTCACAACTTATCTGAAGCAACAGAAGGTTTCTTTCGGAGCAATAAGTGTTGATAGGAACGGTGTGCCGGATTCTTATTCAGGCAATGCAGTCATTGGAGAAGGGTATGCGTCTGTTTTGGATGAAGAAGCGGTGCTGAAATACACATTTGAAGTACCGACAGCCGGAACATATGATGTGGCAGTTGAGATAGTCTATCCAAGATGGGATAAGAATAGCATCGGAATCAGTCTTGATGGGGACAGTCAGATGCTGTCGGAATCAAGGCTGTATTTCTTATATTGGAGAAAGAAATTCTGGAGGATATTAAAAAGTGGAGTCA